TGATAACGAGTATATCAAGTTGTATACAAAAACATTACATGCGTAATTTTAGTATTAATTTTATTATTTGTAAAAAACCAATCCATAAACCCCTCAACAGATCGCACAAGCGCATGTTTATGCCTATATATGTTTCCATGAAGAAATATGACATTAGTTACTTTTCTTCCGAACCAGTTAATTCTTTCTTTTTCAATCTGCAACGGATATTTCTCAAAGTTCTCACGATGTATGCGTGCGTTTTCAATATTTATCCAACCTGTATATTCAACCCATAAATCTAATGTTTCTTTTTGCATTGTCCTATTTTTTTAATTTAATATCTAAGTAATCGAGTAGCATTACAATTAGTGGAGAATGACATATCCATCTAATAATGGTTGGTACAGTGTACCCCATTGTTTCCTGTAGTGTTTCAGGAGTTACAAACGCCACTGTAATAATCCATACTATGAGAATGTGTTTTATAAGTTTGAGCATGTTATTTGTTTTAAATATTTTTTTAATGTATCTCTAGCTTCAAATCTATCTTTAGCTTTACCTTTTGATACGTTGAAACCATATGCACACTCACATACGTTTCCAAAATAATCAGAGTATCCAGCAATTCGTTTATTTATTACAAGATAAAAATGTTTCTTGAATGAATAAACACCATTTTTTTTAGATTCTGCTTTTTCTTTTATTTTTTCAAATATATCTATATTCATACTATTTCATAAGATAAGCTAATAATGTATCAGTCAGATAGTCTGCAAGAGGGAAGATGATGAATTGAATTACTTGTAAGATAATCATACCTGTAATTGCTCCTCCGATGAATGTTTTTGTATGTGTTCTGTTTCGTTTAAGGTCTACTCTATCATTATGTTCATTTATAATACTTGTTATTCCTGATCCTGAAAATGTTTTTGTTTTCATAATTTTTTTCATATAAGCTGTTATTGGTAATGGCTTACTCTTTAATAGTAGCATAAGTGAGTGTATATGCAAGGGGTGTGGATAAGTTACTTCTTCTTTCCAAATAGTTTATTAAAGTCTGGTCTAGGTACTTTTTTTACAGGTGATACAGCCCACATTTCATGTATATAACAATCAGCACCATATTTGCTACCTATTTTTCCATCTGCATCAGGATTGTTTATCTCTTCTTCTGTAAAATTAAATATAGTATCCTCTAACCATTCTTTTTTAGTCATGGCATGAAATCGTGGAAAATATAATGGTTTAATGTCTCTCAGTTTTTTTAAGTTTTCTATTATTATTTCAGGTGTTATTTTCATATTACTTCTTCACATTTACCCTTAAATGATAATTCACTGCATGACGAGTGGTGTTGATCTTACGTGCTACCTCGCATATGTTCATCTTGATACCAAGTTTCTTATGTAGGTTATATTGCTCTTGTATCTTCTTTATGAGTGGTGTGTTTTTGTGGTTGGACATATTAGTCTGTATCTTTGGCTATCTTTATAAGTCTATCTAATGTAGCAAATGGTGTTATTGTTTTTTCTCCATTCACTTCTTTCATAGAATTGTATAGACCTACTGTAACAACGTCTTTTACAACATCTACAGGAAGTTTTATTATATTTTTGATTATGTTAAACATATATATTTATTTTATTATTTGTTAATTACGGACATAGTACAGAGGGTAAGAAATTAAGGTTACTCACTAGCGACTGCATACACGCATAAGTCCTAGCCTTTCTGTTGTGTATGTCTGTCTATGTTACTTACACCTCTGTACCATATCCATAATGTATTAAATGTAGGCAACACCACACGCGTTCCTCACTATTTGAACATACACGTTATGATGGTGTACTTAGTGGTCGAGTGTTCAGGCTCAATATCTATATTCCCCCGACAATACTTAATAATGTTAATGTGCAATTATGTGCAAACGCCGAGCCAGCAACAATGGTGAGATATATTTGTACTTGGTATATCTATCTTTGATAAGTTGCATATTCGGTGTCTACACACAATCCCAGTTCTTCACTGGATAAGAAAGGCAATATGCTTGCCTGTCCTGACAATTAAAACTATTCTCCATGCTGTTTTTTGTAATCAGTTTCTAGAAAATCAAGTAAGTCTTGTTTTATATTATTGTTCCCAAATCTAGCAAATAAGGATGAAAGTATTGCTATCTCTGTTCCTTTCTGTTCAATAAATAACCCTTTTGCATGTGATACTCCTCTACCATAATGGTCGTGGTGTTTAGAGTTATAATGAATTTTGATAGATTCCTCTAATCCTCTTTTCGCACTGTATAACATTGATTCAAATGCACCTGTATCATCTTCACTCAATGTTATTTCCAGTCTTTGTGTTTTTATGTACATATATTTTATTTCTTATTACGTTTATAATGTTCCTCCTGTGCTTTGAAGCTTGTACGGGTGATGTCTTTGGCGAGCCATGTAGTTATGATACTTGCGATGAGTAGGATTATTAGTGTGTAGAGTATGAGCATATATTTATCTTTGTGAGTTATCTAAGTCGTTCATGGTATCTCGTTGCATTTCTGATGCTTCTTCGTTCAGTCTAAACTGATCTTGTAGGTCTGCTATCTTCATATCTATAATTCCTTTAAGTGATTCAAACTTTAGCTCTACTGAAAATCTTTCAAAGTCTTCTTCTCCTAGATATTCTAGTAAGTCATCTTTGTAACCCTCTAGTCTATCGTTCATAATGTCGAGGTTGTTTTCTAGTCTTAGTAGTTCATCGTGATCAAGTTGTTGTAAGTTTTGCATCGTTTTATTTTATGTGAGCTGTTAGTTGTTAATTGCTCTACTCTTTAATAGTAGCAGATATGCTAGTATAGTGCAAGTAATTGTCCACATGTTACCAAAACTTCCACCACTTAGGTTTATAGTTTTCTAACTGTTTAATGAACAAATCTTGTTTATATTTTTCAACAGCTCCTTTCTTTTCTGATTCAAGATATTCTTGAAACTTATTTTGCCAAAACTTCTCATCTAATCCTATCTTATTGTATTCTTTCAATGGTATATTCATTGTAAAATTGTATTCAAAGAAGAATCCTAAGTGTATGTTTTTTGTTTTTATCATATGTTTGTGTAATGTTTTATAAACTCATCTTCCTCTAGGCTAGGAAATCCTATTAGTATTCCTTGTTCTAAGAATATCTTATCTACCTCCTTGCAAGCATTAGTAAGTTCTACTGTAGTTGCATCGGCTGTGCTATCTTTTTTGTACATTGCTTTTAAGACTGCTCTGATGATCCCTTTGACTGCTTCAGGTGTCCAGTCAACCTCCATGTTCTGTACTACTGCCTTATAAGATACACCTTTGTGTGAACATTCTCTTGCAAGTTCATCACACCATTTATGGAGTGCCTTGTTTTGTTGATTTGTACGTTGTTTTTCTATTTTCATATGTTTTTAAATATCCTGATAACTGATAGATATGGTTATGACCGAGAATAAAACTAATTATAATCGCCATAGCTACCAGATAACAAAAGGTTTATGTTTTGTTAAAATGCCATAAGCTGATTTTTGTATTCTTCTATCTTTGCTAATTTACCCAACTGATAGTTTTTATAATACTCTACATCTTCTTCATCACGTTCTACCTCTATAAAGAAGAAAGGTTTTGATACAATTCTCGGATCATAGAAACAAAAGTATAGTTTCTCTAGTTTTTCATTTACGATAAAGTATTGTAATACTTGGTACTTGTATTCACTAGGTATCTTCTGTGTAAAGTAGGCTTCTAGGTGTCGTGATGCTGATAGACACTTAACCTCTACTGCTTCTGTTTTTCCTATAACTCCGTCAGGTGAACATGCTATGTTTTCATTTTCATCACTGATCCACATACCTGTAGTTTTAACCTTTTTACCTGTAATCTTTTCAAACTCTTGTATAGCGTTAGGCTCAAACTCGTGTCCTCTTTCTCTAGGGTTTTCTGATTCTGATTCATCTTCTATAGACAGACTATCTGCAAGTAGTTGCCAAAATCCTATCTTTTCATTTGTGCCTTTTTCTACTACTATGTTTTTAAGTTTTGAACCAGTTATCTTACCTTTTCGAGCAAGTAACCATTCATCGGAGTTTTGTTCTATGTCTAGGATTTTCATTATTTTAGTTTAGATTTTAGTTGGTCTTTAATTTTTACTATTTCTACATCTCCTTTGATAGCTCCAATTGACTCGAAGTTATCTTTTAACTCTTGAAGAGTAGTTGAGCTTTCTAACAACTCAATGGCTTCTTGCTTCATCTCCCTGTTTTTTTCTTTCTTATAATCCTCAAAATCATCCATTTCTTCTGATGATGCAATATCACCACTTGCCATAAATCCAAGTATTGCTAATGCTCTACCGATAGATATAGTTTCAAGTTTTTCAAATGCCTTATCTCCTTTATTTGCACCAATAGCATGACCTGTAGCAGATGCAGAGTTTATATCTGATTTGTCTTTAAGTATGTATGCTTCAAAGAGTATTTGACCTCCATCCATGATAGTAGGTTTTGTTTTTATTTCACCTCGTGGGCATGCTTCACGAAACTCTTTTATACGAGCTGGTACTGTTGCGTATGCTTTTCCTTTAAGGTCTATTGTTTGAGTTTTTTTCATATTATTTATTGGCTTTTACTAGTTTGTAATTATATATCTTACTTTGTCCTCCGTCTGCGTTCGGTAAGTATTCACCCTCTATTTTTAATCCTTGCTCTCGGAGTAGGAGGATCACGTGTGATAATCTCCAAATGCCTTGGTTAATGGCGTATAAGTTGTTTATCTGTCCGTATCTATTTAACCTGTTTTCTACAATTTGTAGTTGTGTTGGTTTTTTCATATAGATTATTTTAAAAGTTTTTTAATACTTTCTATAAGCATATGTGCATTATATATTGTTCCTCCTCTAAACTCTTCTTTTGATGCTTCTAACCACTCTACTATTTCTTGCAACTTTTGTTTATATATTTGTTCTTGTGTTTTCATCGTTTTGTTTTATGTAAACATTATTGATAATGTGTTTACTATTTAATAGTAGCATAAGTGCTAGTATAGTGCAAGTAGTGTTAGTATGAGATTGTGGATAAAGTCAAAACCTCTAAACATAGTTCTTGTGGAATCTGTGATCGATTGTATGCACCTTTTAAACCTTGTGTTCCTGTCTTACTTCCTCTAGGAGCTGATACATGACACTTATCTCCATTCTTACACATATGTTTTGGTTTCCAATGTAAATTATTAGTCCATATATCTGTTGGTTTCATTCTCATATCTCCATATTGACAATAGGTAACTGTGTTCTTGTGTAGGTCTTTTACTATATCTAATTTCCTCAATATACCTCTAGGGTTTTCCATGTACCATATTAAGTTAGGATTTATAGATTTATAGTGTTCTATTATCTCTAATGTCTTTTGAACAAGTTTGATACCCAATCTTGCTGTTTCTGTTTTTGGTTCATATGCTCTGTAACCACCACCCCAATGATGTCCGAGTGATGCAACAGAGAATCCTGTACAAGGTGGTGATGCCCAGATTACATCAGGTACAAAAGGAACTTTATCATAATCAAAGTTTAGTATATCTGTAACATAATCTATCCCTCCAAATTGTTCTATATCAGAAGAAAAAACAGCATGACCTAGTTTTTCACCAGCTTTTCCTATTGATCTACTACCTGCAAATAGTTCGAGTATTTTCATATATTAAAATCCTTTAATTATTTGTTTCATTTTCTCATTACGTTCCTTTCTCATGCGTTCCTTTTCCTCTAAAGTATAACTGTCTTGTAGTTTCTTTAACTCTTGTGCTTCTTCAATTTCTTTCTTTCTCATTTCTTCCTTTTGAAGTTGATAGTTAAGTTCTCTGTCAAACTTTCTTTTTGCGTCTATCAGATCCTGTATAAAAGATAAGAGTTGGGTTGGTTTTATAATCTTGCCATATCCTGTCTTTGAAGTGATACCTTTGTTGTAGGTTGGTATGAACTTGATCATGTTTATCAATTTATCCTTTCCATACTTGTTATGAAGATATAGAGCTTTTTCTCTTTCAGGTTTTCTTCCATAGAGAGCTTGTACACCCTCGTTGATGTCTTTGAATAAACAGATTGTTTCTTCGATTATTAAATCTTTTTCGCTTTTTGTTTTTTTAATAGTTGTTAACTGTCCGTCAACTATTTGCATTCCGTTTGGTTTTATTTTTGTTTTCATCGTTTTGTTTTTTATAATTTTATAATTTGTACAGGGCTTCTTAAGATAATATATCTTTCATCAACGTCTAATTGATTGAGTTTAAATACTGACTTCTTTCTAGGTGATTGTCTATCAATTTCTATACCTAGTATTTTACCATTATTATCAGTAAATACTACATCTACTTTTCCGATCCTTCCATCTCCTCTGTCTTTAACTTTGACTTCCTTTTTTATGTTGTATTCTCCCTCGTTATCCATTACCATTAAATCACATACATAATCAGAAAACTGTTTTGCTTTCCAATTTCCAAAATCTTCTTTTCTTTCTTCTAATTGTTTTATACTTTTGAATATCTTATTCATACTGTTTGTATTAGTTTTTTTGTTTTCCTAGATTTCATTGTTACAGCCCCCCTTACCCAAGTAACTCTTTTAAGAGATTACAAGTGTAAGAAGAATTGTAGCGAAATCTGGAAAGTATTTTCCTGAGTTTCAGTGTCAGTTTTAGGCGACACACCACAACGGTTACAGGCGTATTAAAGTCGTCCTGTTAAACCCCCCACGACTATAGAAAAAACCTTTCACAGTAGCAGGATAAAGTTTTAGCTCTATCCCAAACCACCATGAAAAGTTTCTTTGGTGGTGGCTTACTGTGGCAATCATTTCTGATTACTCTTTAAGTATACTCCACCAATTATTTTATATGCAACTGTTTTTTCAACACAAAACATTTTTCAAACTTTATCAACTCTATCTCACCAACAGGAAACAAAACGATGAGGAGTTACGACCTGTTGACAAGATAGAATAGACAAATGTGCTGACCTAGAATATAATATACAGTATGCAAGCAAAAAAAGCAACAAAACGATGCAAAGGTGATTTAATGTTACAACTCATGTTTTTAGATAAACTCGATGAGGTGGTAAGAAAGTTTGAAGAGAAACATAAGTGTAATATTAAGTACAATATTGAAAATCTAATGATCAAGAAAACAAAATGAATATATCACAATGGGTGTATCGTATAGATAAAACACCAAAATACAATTATGGTAAAGTAAAGAAGATAATAGTCATGACTAATGGTAAAAAAGACATAAGAGTCGATAGTCTTTATACGGACAAGAAACTAGGTATCAATAAGCGTAAGGGATATAAAAGAAGATAATATGCGACAACTACCAAACCAATGTTATGAACAACAAACAGGAGGTGAACAAGTAGCCAGTGAGGGTCAAGTATTTTATCTAACTGAAAAAGTAGAAGTAAATGACAATGGGATCTTCCAGTGGCTTAAAGGTGCTGAATACCCACAAAAGGGTATGCCTCAAGCAGAAGCTATATTTGCTGTGAACGTGGCTAAAAGGCTATTTATTCACTCTCTACGCTTCGCAAGTGAGCTTTGGTATATCTTGCCTATCTTTATTACTAAACGCTCGTTAGAGGGCAAAATAGGGGCATTTAATGAGATATCTATAAAGATTATATCTCCGTATATCCTTATACCTCAATTATTGACATCTTTGGCACGTGAGTTAGGTAAGTTCTGTACTACTTTTTTACTTAAGATAGGAATATCAGAAAATACATCTATAGACTTTGGGAAGATAATAGCTACCATGTTTGAGTATGATAATGCGTATAGATTTAGAGTACAGGATTTATTCACTGCAAGTTCAAAAGAACAGATACAAAGTGATCCATACAAAGAAATATGTAGATTACTAGACCTTGCGCAACAAAGAGATGATGCAGGTGTACATAAAAAGTTTAGATATATAAAACCTATCCTATGGATTGCTTTCAAAGTTCCTAGAATAAGAAAGTCGTTTATTAAGACATTTGATGTAATAGATTTTAGTAAATTACAGTTTGATGAGATAGATAATTATTGGATAGGCATGAGAACGGATTATGATTTCTATGGATTAGAACCACAAGAAAGAGCTGATAGGTTCTTAACAGGAAAGAAATTACCAACACCAATGACACAACAAGATTATGAGAATTATATTCGCACTATTAGTGACAGTAATTAGTTTATATTTTGTACACAAGGCATGGATATCGTTATGGTCTTCATTTACTAAGGAGGAAAAAGAAGACATATTATATAATTTATATAAGTGATTCTAGTGTGATATACTTCACATGTTGAGTCATCGCAAAAGCCACCAATCTCGTCAAAGTGTTAGTGGCTTTTATAGTTTTAATACGTTCTTACGCTTTACCCAATAAATTGAGATGTATGTGTATACACTATTGATAACGATAGCACTCTAGTTACATTACGTCAATATCAATTTCAATTCGCCCTTTGTTTTTATCATAGAACTTCTCTATAAACATTTTCTGTATTTGACTATCATCTTTCCAAACAATACCTGTCATACTATCTAACAGTAACTTATTAAAATTATCTATATCGCATTTCCTCTTTGTTCCAAAGTACAGCCTAATATGTATTGAAACATCTTCTGTAACAGGCTTACTTTGCCACTGTAAACGTGTCTGTTGTATATATGAACTCTTTACATCTTTACCCTCTTTAGATACATAATATGTTCCAAATCTTCCCCTGCAAGTGATTTTATATATAGCACCTGTACTCTTAGGCTCTCCATGTAATATAATAGTTTTCATTTATAGTATTCTGATATTGATGATACATATCCTCTACGTATAGCCTCAAAAGGACATACATCGTATGTGTTTAATTTCTTTGCTATAAATCTCCCCTTACAGTCTTGTATGTCACATGTACAGATTTGTATCTCTGACTTTGTTTTTCTACACGAGCTTACTTTCATTATAAAACCTCTCTTTTTATACATATGTATCTGATAATATACAGCCCATTTGGTAACACCAACTTTAGGTGCAATATCCAATATAGGTGTTTCTATATTATATAGATAGATTATCTGTTTGATTGCTTCTCGTGATAATCTTGACATAGTTTATCCTCTTGTTATCTCTATAAGTGTTCCTGTGTTTCCGTTTGTTCCTGCAAGTGGTGCTGTTGAAAGTCCATTACTTGTACCAGGAGAACCTCCTGTACCTCCTGCAACAGTAAGAGTACCTGAACCTGTTTTATTATTATATACAGCAATCAATACTCCTCCACTTCCTCCACCTCCACCTCCCCCTCCACCTGCACCCTCACCCCCACCAAGTCCTCCTGATGCGTTACCACCATTACCACCATTACCACCATTACATCTAATCGCACCTGCACCAGTTAAGTTTAATATTTTTGTTTCAATATAAACCCAACTTCCTGCTGCACCACTTCCTCCTCCACCTCCTGATGTACCAGCAAGCCATCTATTACCTGCTCCACCTGAACCTGAACCTGCTGAAGATAGTATACGCTGTATTGCTGTGTTACTTGTAAAATCAAAAGGTAACATAGCTTGTACCAGTGAACGAGGCATATTTACTACAGTTCCAGTTTTAGAACCACCATTACCACCATCACCTGCTGTACCTCCTCCACTTCCAGGCCCTCCCCCTCTTCCTCCTGCAACTCCTGCAACTCCTGCTGATTTGTCTACGTTATCACCAGCTGTTCCGTCTGCTCCGTCTTGGCTTGTACTTCCTGTTGCACCAACCTTTCCTACACTTCCTCCAGGCAGACTTCCTGCTGATAGGGCTGTACCTGCCGTACCAGCTGTTGCTCCTGATGCATTACCACCTGCTCCACCAACAACACCAACGTATCCTGTAGTGTTTACTGTGATTGATACACTTGCAAACAATCTATAACCTGCCGTATTCAAAGTTGCTGTTCCTGTAACTGAAACAGTAGTGTAGTACATATCTCTTGTGAGAGTTGTTGTACCAGCCGATATTGATAATGCACCATCACTTCCATCTCCTCCTAGTGGTACGAGATTTAGTATATCTGATGCGAGTATTGTTGAGCCTGTTTGTATTGCCATGTGTTTATTTTTATTATGCTAATGTATATTGCCAGTTAATTGTTGTATCTTCGTTAGTACCCTTTACATAGTTACTAGCGAATAATGCTCTTGAGAATATTTGGCCAGTTCCAAGACTAGAAGTTCCGTCTACAAAAGTTGCAACCTCTCTATATGTTCCGTTTGCAAGGTTTGCTGATGCAAAGAAGAACCCAAATGTAACCATGTTTCCTGATACAACTCCTGATGCTTTATCTGTACGTGCTACACCTGCAACAAGGTTTGTATCTGAAACTGCTGGTGCTGTACTAGATGTTCCTATATCAAGATAGGTAATGTTTGAAGTATATGTGTTATCTCCATTTAACTTATCAAGGATTAAATCACGCCCTGTGTTTGTACCAAGCATGATTAGATTATCTTGCCAGCCTGAATCATACAAAACTTTACCTGTTAGAGAACAGGTTTTTATTATTTGATATCTTCCTTTTAATCCTAATGTATCTTTCATTGTAATTATTATATCATATTTATTTTTAACTGTATGTACTGAACCCGTATAGAGCTGTATCATACACATACGGGGCAGATGTTTTTGTTGCTGTTGGTATACTATCTGTGATTGTAAGACTATCTGACATACCACGAATACGAGAGATATATTCATCTTCTGAAATATCTATTTGGTCTGACTGATTTTTAACTAATAATCTTGTCCATATATCATTTATACCCAAGTCTTCATTGTTCACACAAGATATGTTAAATAACATTGTTGAACCTGTTGGTGTACTGAAAGATTTTCTTATATTCTGTATCTTCAAATAAACATCAATGTTCCGTATATTTGATTGTATATTTATAGTTTGACCTGTGATAAGTCCTTTTGTGTATGTTGAAAATGTAGCTGTTTTCAATGGTTGTGAATATTGCAACAGTTCAACTGTCGCACGTAAGTTTGCTGTATCTAAATCTGTTATTGTTTTATCTACAATGATACTTTGTGCTACACCATATGTAGATATACTAGACTCGTCTGATTTCTGTACAATAAGAGGGTATTTAGGATATTCTACTACAACTATATTTGCTGTACCTGATGCTGGAGCTGATGTAAACTTTAGGGATTTTTCGTTATAGTTCCATAGTAAATCAAAGCTAGACGGATCATCAAGAAAGTCTACACCTACAGTTTTTGAAACTGCATTCACTGTAACTGTTGGTAGTTTTGCAAACTTTGTAGCAAGAGCAAATATAGTTTTTGTACCATCTCCGTCAAGGTATTCTGTTCTAGGTGTTTCAGATGTAAGAAGTCCACCTCTAATAATCACATCATTTTTTAGCTGTGTTATATCTTCTTTATAAATCAAACTATTAAATACATAGTTACCTGATGTATCTGTTATATCAAATGCTGATGATTCTGTTGTGTTATTAAAGAAATGTATATCTTTCTCATAATCAACATACCAATCAAAGTTACCTACAATACTTATAATCTTTTCTAATGCCTTTGAAACAGGGAGGTAATTAAAGTTAATACTTTCAATTAATGTATCACAATTTACATGTGTATCTGTAAATGTTCCATCTGTAAAAGTTGTTAATATATCTGCTATAATATCGTTTACAGTTTCAGATAGGTATGTTTTTGATACAAGATATTTATCAAGACCATGTGTATAGTCTTTACATACTATATCGAACACCTCTAACATACCTGATATCTTTTCGTTTATCTCTATGATATATCCTGCAAACTCTATTGTTCCATCAACAGTCAAAACAACCTCTTCACCAATAATAGGTTTATAGGTCTTTGATTCATACTTTTTAATATAGAATCTGCAAGTATTTGCTGATTTTGTAAGTATCTCATCAATAGATAATGACTGCCATGATATTAGTGATGATTTATCTATTCCATTTATGGTAAGAGTTGTCATATTAGAACTTGATTACTTTTCTTAATGAACTTATCATCATATCTCCTATATCTTCTGCTACTGTTTCAGATAAGTATGTCCCACCATTCATGTTGATTGTAAGATTCATACCTCCTACACCTGCCATTTTGTAGTTAGGTGTAATACTACCATTAGATGCTGGTGTAAACATCTCTGGACCTTTCTCACCTACCATATATGACTGACCTGACTGTACTCCTCCACCTGTTGCACGACCACCTCCAAAGAATCCCATAACACTTTTAACTGCACCACCTCCTAACTCTTTCATTTTGTCTAGTAGTTTAACCACCCAATCATACGCACTCTTTACAGTGTCTACGAAAGGCTGAAAGAAACCAACTATAGCTGAACTTGTTTCTTTTACTATAATCTTTATACCCTCCCATGTATCTTTCCATGATGTCTTAAAACTCTCCCAGAACTTCTTCATAAATGTTAAGAAATCTGTCCAATATGCTTTTATCCCAGCAATAACAAGACCGCTGTCATTCTGCCATATCTTCATACTTTCATTTAGTGTATATATTACTACAGTTATACCTGCAATTATACCAATGATCGGCAATATGGTTGTTTGCATAACACCTATTGTTATACCTAAAGATGTAAACCCTGCAATTAAAGGAGGTAATGCTAATGCTAGTAAACTAAAACCAAATACAAGACCACTTATAGCACCAGTTATAATAACTATTGCTGTTGTGAGTTTAGGATTTTCTTGTACCCATTCTTTTATCCTTTCAAGAATAGGTGTGATTGTATGTATAAGGTCTTTTAATACAGGTAAAAATTGAGAACCAACAACAACAAGCGTCTGACTTATATTGTCTTTTAAAGTAGACATAAGTCCATTGAAAGACTCTGATTGTGCCTGCATCATGTTTTCAAACTGACCACCATTAGAAGTCATATCTTGAAATGCTCTTTGTAGTTGTGGGAAGCCAATCTTTCCTTGTTCTACAAGTTTTTTAACTTCACTTTCTGCAACACCGAACTGTTTCGCAAGTTGACCTATAATTGGTATACCACGCCCTGTGAGTTGATTTATATCTTCTCCATATAGTCTGCCTTGTACTTTTGCCTTACCATATAGCTCTGCAATCTCACCAATAGGCGCTCCAATACCTGATGCAATATCTCCTATACGTCTTAATTCATCTTGCATCTCTTTAGCTGGAACACCAAAAGAAAGCAATGACTTTGATGCTCTTGCTATTTCGTCAAACTCATAAGGTGTTTTCGCGGCGAAATCGTTCAACTCCTTTATCATTGTTTTAGCTCCCTCTGCTGATTTAAGCATGGTACTAAATGCAATCTCTATACTTTCCATTTCACCTGCTTTCTTAACTGCAAGACCAACACCTCCTGCAATAGCACCAAAAGTAAGACCACTTACAACAGATAGATTTCTAAAGTTCTGCTCATTTTTTTTCAATGATGAAGATAAACCATCTAAAGTCTTTGTGGCTTCGTCCTTAGCTTTTATGACAATCTGTAATATTTTATCTTGCATGTTGTTGTTTCTTTTGTTGTTCGTTTTCTATGCTCCACTTCATAAGTAGTGAGCTTATGAACCATTCAGGTTGTTCCATATATTGTGTATATGTCCAACTCATCTTTTCACATACAACTGCAATTTTTATTTCTTCAGGGAGGTTAGACTTATCTCCATTTAATAGAACTTTGTAAGCGTACTCTAACTCGCCTTTTCTCCTAAAAAATCAGTTGTATTTGTGATTTTATTTATCTCTGCTATTAGATAGTCATAATCTGTAGATATTAAATCTTCTACAGTTTTCAATATGTTCTCTGTGTTTCCGTTGATTGACTTAATTAGAAAACTTAAAGCTAAATCATTCACTTCTGACACAACAGACATAGGTATATCTCCTTTAATTGATGATGTAGATGTATCTATTGAACTGTTGCTCAATAATTTCTCATTCATCTTTCTCTTTTCACCTCCTGTGATGTAGTCATACACGACCACTTCTGTATTTGTTTTTGGTAATGTAATTGTTTTTGTTGTTCGCATACAATTATTGTATCACATTAGTAACTAACCACACTATTTACTAAAGCTACATCGATCATCTTACTATCTGATGTTGAATAATATCCCTCAAAGTTTACTGTTTGCATTGTTATATCGTCTTTAGAGATGTTTTTAGCAACCTCTTGGAACTTAACCTTTGCAAGTTTAATAGTAATACTTGGATTTGTAGATGTTCCTATTGTTCTATCTGTGTTAGTAAACTTTATTTGCATAGCTCGTGTAAGGTTTGCAAGCATGAAAGTATCAATAAACTCTCTATCTGTATATACAAGCTCCATAGAACCTGTAACTGCAAATTGTTTGTTTAGTCTATCTGTAGCACTTGTTGAACCAATGTTATCATCATCTTCTAGGTTTTTTGAAGTGTTAAGAGATACTTTTCGTACTGTGTAAGTTGTACCTGTATCTAGGTTAGAGTATGTATCTGCAATACGTACTACACCCTGCTGTGGTTTGAAATTATATGGAGCTGTATATGCAACTGTGGTAGTTGTAGCTGTTGTTACGTTAGCAACGAAAGCCATACTATATGTTGGATATGCACCTACCTCAAAGTTCATTTCAAGACTGTCTACCATTGCAAGAGGAAACTGCTTTGATGAAGATCCTGATGCGTTAGGCTCTGATACATTGATAGTAAGTGATTGATGTTGAGCATTTTGTCCTACTGAAAATGTGTGTGTATATGCACTGTCTGTTGGACCAGTAGTTGCTACAGTTCCAAATGTTGCGTTCAACACAAGTCCAATACTAGAGTCATCTATAACTCCGTCTATTGTACCCTCTGCAAACTTCTTTGTAACATCTGCATCTATCATATTTTCAATAACACCATATGTATTATCGTATTTTACTTGATTTATTTTTTCGTCAATACTGATATCTGTAGTAGTAAGCCAATACGATGTAGCTTTTGGTGTACCTCGTGTTGTTTCTTTACCTATACCAACATTGAACAATCTTCCTATAAACTTTGTCATGTTATTTTGTTTTTACAATTATTGATAATTTTTGTTCTGCTTCTTCTATTGAAGTTGCCAAGATAACAATCCCATAAGCAGGGAAGTTGAAAGGTATCAAGACTTCTTCTATAGTTTCTACAGGCTTTGTGTTTTCTAATTTTGTCGCCATGAAAATATTATACCACGCTTAATTTACAAACCCTGTAGCATTTACTGTTATATCTAACTGCTGTGAGTATACTTGTCCGTTAGGTGTTTCTATTTCACCTCTTGCACCTACCGCAGGTGTAACCCAATCTGCATATCCACCTAGAGTTAGGTTAGATTCCTTTCGTAGTTCTGTGATAAGAGTATCTGTTACATTATCAAGTGTGTCTTTTACTGTTTCAATGGTCCGACCCTCTATAGCAACAATTACATACGCTGTAAATACAATCTTGATAATATTTTCCTTGTTAGTAAAGAAAGCATCTGTATTGCTTGTGATATCAAATACAACTGCTGGATATGATGTTACGTTAGGCTCGTAGTAGTCATATACAACTGCAATAGTTGTTGATGTTACAAGGTTACTAATAACTGATTTCAGATTTGTACGTAGTGTTCCAATATTTAATGACATATGTTTAGATTTCTTTAATTATATTTTCTAATGCTTCTCCGAATAGTCTATCAACTGTATTTCGTTGACTATCAATACTATTCTTGAAAAATGGGTTAGCCTTAGTACCTTTCTTAGATATTGACTTAGCTACTGCATAAGGATTTAAACCACGTCTAGAAGCCCAAATAGATAGGTTAGAGCCTGATACGTAGTGAGGTTTAGTACCAAACTCTACTGATGTGCCATATGAAAAGTTTTTTTCTTTTGCTCCTGATGATAATGATCCCTCAAATCTTTTCATGTTTACTTTCCAGTTATTACGCAAGTTTCCTGATGTACCAAATGGAGCGTTCTTTGTAGCTTCTCTTTGTATTCTCAATAGTGAATCTCTAATAGCCTTATTAACATGCTTTTCACTAATAGCAGGATATTTATCTACAGTATTTATGAGTTCTGAAAGACCATTGATAGTGATTTCCATATTATTGAGGTTTTACTATTAAAGCTCGTTTATAATCCAATAAATTGCCATGTTCAAAACTAGCAACTCCTTTTACTGTATACTCAATAGTATCTATTACTAGCTTGTCATTTTCCTTTACATCTACTCCAACCTCAAATATAGCGTTATAGCCAATACCAAACTGAAACCCATTGTTTGAGCTTTCAGTTTCTGATAATGGCTTTAAATAACAGTTATCCGTTGATAATGTAGTTAGACTTGAAATGTTCCCTACATACACCTGACGTTTTATTGTTACTGACTTTTGCGATGTAAAGAAGTTCATGGCTATTTATAATTTATATATCTTGCAAGTCTGTTTTGATAATCTTTTGTGATACTTTGTGTTGAAAATGTGATTGATTGTCCCTCTGTACTCATTGTATTGATACCTCCTGATGACCTTGTGTTGTATGTAGATGCAATAAGCTCGTTTACTATCTGTGTTAAGTCATAGGGAAGTGTGTGTGTAGCTGTACCCTCATTATCAAAGTCTATAAGATACCCTCCAACATATACTATCTGTAGATATTTAGTGATTTTTGGCAATGTTCCTGCAAATGATAGTCTTCCTTGATCACCTGTTAGTAGATATCCTGATGCTGGGTATGTTGTCCAAGTTATGTTATCCCATGTACCTGTTTGATACTTAACTGATGTTAGTGATGATACAGGGTAGTTAGGTAGAAAGATTTTAGTTTCTCCGTCTGTATCGTAATACTCTGTATGTGTAGCACTACCAAACTCACGACCACAAAAAGATTCAATACCAGCTGATACAGCTGTTATGAGGCTAGATAATAGGGTATCTTGTGTAGATCCTGATATTCCTAGATATGTCTTTACTTTTGTGAGAGTAGTTAAGTCTGCCATTATTTTGTCTTCTTTGTTTTAACTGACACTTTAGTATCAGGGTTAGCTACTATCTTATTTTCAATAGTATCTGTAAATGTTTTTGGTTCTGCAATGTCTTCGAAGTCGTTTAAGTCTAGATGTGTTACCTCTTTATTAGAGTATACCTGACCTTTTACGTATTGTACTCCGTTACAGAATATGTTTGTTTTTGCTTTTTTCATAATTTTATTCGAGGATTTCCTCCTCTATAAGACACCCCGAAAGGTGTCCTAAGATTAGGCAATAGTTGCTGAGTTTATTCCATCTTCTGCTGTTGTTGGTTTAACCAATAGGTTAACTCCGATAACTGCTGATGTAGTATCTCCTGCTGTAACATCAACTTGCGCTCTAACGTATTTGTAGGCTGACCCCTCAATAGAAACTGGAATTGCTCCAACTTTGTATGAGAAAGCTGTACCATTGAATACGTTGAAAGAAGCTAGAGTTGTATATGTACCTGATACTGCTGTTGATCCTTGTATGTTTACAACGAATGTAGCTGTTGTTGAAGTGATAACACCTGTATTAAGTATAGCTAGTGCATCATTTTCATATAACTCAAGATCAACACCTGTACCATTCAAATCTGCTGTAACTGTTGTAGAACCGATAAGGTTTATTACCTTATATTCTTGTGATAGTTTGAATGACATATGTTTGTTTAATTAACTAATAATTTTTAACTTGCTGATGTTTTTAGACATGCAAATGCTGTTGGAAGTCCAACTGCTAGTGCATGACGAGCAATAACTCTAACACCTGACATGTTTTGATCAATTAGGTTTATTGAACCAACTGTACCACTGTTGAATGTATCAACTGCTAGCTCTTGACGTACTCCGTAGAATACATGTTTCAAGTTACCGAAGATAACGAACTTTGTAGATACCGCTGTTGAAGTAGGCATTTTATCTGAAAGATAAACTGGATAACCCCATAGGAAACCTGCTGTTGCTGATGGAAATCCTTGTGTAGCTCCAACGATAACAGGGTTTGTAGATGCTCCGAAGAAATCTCCTGAGTTTGTACCACCTGTTCTTAGTTTCTGAATAATTGACCATACACTTCTGTGCATAATATAACCTGCTCCTTGTAACGCCCAAGGTTTGATTTGTGCAATCAAATCTCTAAGGTCTGCTAGTGTAACTGATGAGAAAGTAGATTGACCACTTGCCATAGTTACAATGTTTACAGATGCGTTACCTAGAACACCTGTGAAAGGTGAACCTGTACCAACTAGAGCTTGTGAATCAACTTCACCTGCAATAGCTTCTGCAAATAGGTTAGCCAATAGATCAACTACAGATACGTTAGCATCTGCAAGTAGCTCATTTGACATAGCTGTAAGTCCAATACATGTTTTAGCAAGTAGTTGTACTTGTGCTAGAACTGGTTGTGATTCTGTACCTGCTGAAGCTTCACCAGGATAACTGATAGAAACTGATGAAGATACTGTAGGTATGTTCATAGTATCAGAACCCATAGTGATACGAGTTGCCATTTTAGCAACTAGACCAAAGTCCTCAACGATTCGATATACTTCTGCTGTAAACTCCTCAGGAACAACGAAACCTCCTGCTGATCCAGTTCCCTCTGTCATAGACTTTCGGAATGTAGATAGAACTTGATTATCTTTGTTGTAAAGAGCTTTGATAAATGTTGCCATTTTCTCCTTTCCTGATTGTTTATCAAGGTCTGTACTTGTAAACTTAGGAGCGAAGTTAGCAAACTTAGTTTCAACTGCTGTTGAAAGTTCAGTTTTTGTGAGAGCTGTTTCAGCTTTAACTGCATCTGCAATTAAACCTTTCAACTCTTCTGCTGTAATATTCATAATGTGTGTAATGTTTAGTTACTAATAATACAAATACTTTTTATAGTATCTGTTTTAAAGTAGACAATACATTTTCAGAACGCTTAACATCACCTCGTAATTCAAATTGAAGTTTTTCAATTTCACTTCTTGAGATAACAACGTACTTACTCTTAGTATCATCTGCTTCATCATCAGGCGTAGCCACTTCCATCGCTAGAAGTTTCTCTATTTCTGATACAGATGTTTTGAAAGAGTTAAGTGCTGTTTCAAGTATCTTACGTGTTTTGTTACTAATAACACGACCTGCTTTCTCTTCTGTTTCAATAACAGGAGTTTCTATAACAGGCGCATTATCAGTTGCAAGCACAGTTTCAACATCTTTTTTAATTAAATCACTAATCTCTTTCGAAAGGAGAATAGCATCTTGATTTGCTGGAACTGGCACGATTGATATTTCAAGTAGCTCTGCACGTGTAATTACATTACCATTACGTTCTTTTGGAATAAATCCAACAGATACTGCATTTAGATTTCCGTCATCAACTAACTTCTGCACATCTTGTGCTTTTTGGTGGTCTGCGAATACAAAGTCTGCTTCTAGTCCATTCTTAGTTACCTCTGTATTTACTGATCTTCCTACTGGTAATTCGTCATATCTATGCGCCCATAGTACAACTGGATTATTTTTATAGTTTTCTAATTCCCAACCTGACTGGTCTATACTATCACCTTGTCTATCCACTGAAGATGTAGAAGCTAAAAACTTATAAGTTTTTTCACCTGCCTTTTTGATTTGACCTTGTATGAAGATTTTGTTTGACATACAAGTATTATACAACACTATTTTTACAATGAGGAAATAGCATCTTCAAGCGCAACAACGTATTTAGCTATAGTTGCATTAAACTTAGCTTTGTCATCTGAAAAACCATCTTTGATAAACTTAACTTCACTATCTTCAAGTTCTACTGAATATGTCTTATCTTCAATAGCACTTTCAATTTTAGATTGAATAGTTGCATAGATTCTTCTAAATTGACTGCCTAGTCCATCTTTATATGATGCCGATATAGCATACTCAATATAATCTCTTGTAAGTTCTGCTTGTGCTAAAGATAATTTCTCAGGTGTTGGCTCTGATCCTACTGGGTATTTAAGTTTATAATCTATATTTAAATTAAATGTTTTCATGTTTTGTTTATTATTATTTATATGAAATTATTATATCATAGTAAAAACCCACACACCATATTTCAGATGTGTGAGCATGTCCTAAGGAGCGAACTGTCGGACTTCCCATTAGGGAGATTGTTTCCACCAAGCCTTGTCAGCTCTGAGCATGGTCTTGGGGATAGTAAATGTAGGAGTCGAAGAAAAGGTCGAAGAGGAGGAGTTGCATTTGAATGGTGGGTTAGGTTTCAATCGTGCAGTTCGTTTATATGTACGTTTCATACATTTTAATAATATCAAAACAAAAACACTATTGCTAGTGTCTTTGTGAAGTTAATTTAACCATACTTTAGAATACTCTATACATATCTAAAGCTTTCATCTAGTTCTCGGTTTTACAAAGGATTTACACCTTGTGTCGCTTATATATGCTCCTAGAATAACGCACATATGTAGCCTAGCCTTGTAACCTCCTGTATAGCAGGTGTTACGAGCAAGTTATAGGTATATAATATGTCAAACCCCCTTCACTGTAAAGGGGGTCTGGCTATTTTATTTACCTATTTTGTAGGTAGTTATATTATACCTCATGATAACAATTGATACCACTTAATGGTGCTGTTCCATTTGGAGTTATCCAACCACTACCAGTTAGTCCACTTGTAGTGTAACTTTCTTTTACTAATGCTTTGATGAGTTCAACTTTCTTATCATCTGATATATCAAACTCAAGTATTTTTTTGATTGTGTTTATCATAGTTATATTTTACCAAAACAAAAACACTATTGCTAGTGTCTTGTGTCCTACCATCGAAATAATAGGAGGGATAGGTATATGATAACAATTATTTATTAAAATACCAAGTCAAGGGATTTATAATTATTTATTTAATACCATTCTGATATCGATTATCACAGCTCTAAAGTATTCTGCTAATCCTTTTACATCATTCCTATCTACATACTGTGCTATGATATGTTTTTCAGGTAGGCATTCTTTTATTTCTTGTTTAAGTTCTTGCATACTCACTTCCTATATCATTTGCTGATAATACAACACCCTCAAGACCATTATCGGTAGTTATTTCTATCAAATAGTTTTGACGAGTGCTAAATCTATTTTTAATAAGGTCTTTAACTGCTTTATTTTTATCTCCGTCAATAGATGCATCTATTATTGTTAATACTTCTCCAAGTAAATAGCTTAATTGAGCATTTACTCCACTTACATACATTTTACCTTCGTGATTTGTTTGTTCCATATATTTTTATATTGTACTTGACTTAACTTGACTTGGTATTCCAAGAAACAATATGTATATATCATAGCAAAAAACCTCCCATAAGGGAAGTTTTTGGAGATTCTACCATTACCGTAATAGAACGCTATATGAAAAATATTTGTAGTGTCTGATAACCACTACCCCTCTATACTATCATGTCCGTCAAAGCCTGTAAAGTCATCTTCATCTATGTTTGTGGCACTATGCAAGGCATCTTTATATAGCCATAAGAATGCTCCTGCGAGGATTATAAGACCAAGTAATATGAATAGTAGTTTAGGCATATAGTTTTCTCATGTGTGCATTAGTTCGCCCTGCTACAATTCCAGTTCCTGACTTCAATCCGATAGGTTTCAATATTTCGTTTGCATACTTTTCTTGATAGGCAACTATAGCTTTTCTACTTAGCCCACCCAGAAAGCCTGTAGGAGCTTTTATCTTCAATAACCCTTCGTATATCAACACTGCCTGTAAACTCTTCACAGCTTCTCCTGTAGCCCCAACCTGTAGTGCCTTAGTGTTTGTATAGACTGGCTTTGTAATAGGATTAGGTTGTACCACCTCATTATCATCATCTATGGCGTATGAGGCTGAATATAATCGCTTTGTAACAAACTCCTCTGACACAAGTCGCAAGTTATTATCTATTCCAAGCCCTGAACCCACTCCTGCTGTATCTTGTACGACTAGATACTTTTTACCACCTTGAAGTATCGCATCTACCACAACAACCTGATGGCGTGTTACACCTGCTTGTACGTTTGATACAAAGTTAAATTGTATCTCTGGGTATTCTCTCCACCACTCACGACCATTCTCATCAAAGTACCAAAAGGCTATAACAGGGGATATATGCAATACACTTGCAATATCGTCTATATTGTTTCCGATAGTAAAAGTACTTCTAACTTTATTCTCTCCTCGTGATTGTATGATAGCGTTCGTGATTGTGTATCTCTCATTCATCTTATTCTCACCTAGATTCTGACTAGGTACAAATTCCTCAACACATGCACCTGTTCGTATTTTCTCACACACATCATGCATAGCCATACCACCCATAGGGTAGTTGTATCGTCTGTTGTAGATATCTTTTCGTGATATTACCTTGCCGTCATAGTGTTCAAGTACAACTGCTCCACCACCTGCTACACATGACAATGAACTTGATTGATTGTATGGATAGAAGTATTTCTGTTTATACGCTCGTTCTTCCCACTTGTAAGGTGTAATACCCATTGCAAGTTCTTCATGCGAGAAGTCCTTGCTTTTCTCGTAAGCATCTCGGTTATCTAGTAGTACGCCTGTTTTTGATACTTGTTGCATATGTTTAAAATAAGTCTTTAATTGCTTTTAATCCGTCATGTATTCCTCCTGATA